AACCGTCCGCTTCGTACTGGCTTGACAGCCCGGTAAGCACGATAAACTTCACGTCAACAGGCACACCGTCACCGTCAGCATTTGTTGTTACCATGAAACAGAATATAGGCGGTAATGTGAGCGATACGAACAGATTCTATCTTGTCGCACGCAAATGTAACGGAAGCTGGCTGGCGCATGTAGGTGCTACCCTAAGCAATCAGATATCCGTTCCTGCGACAGCCGGATACACCCAGTTTGCCGTCCGGGCTTATAAGTCGGCTTCCGATGCAAACGCATGGAATAATAATTTTGTCGCTGAAAAAGGTGTGGGGGTTGCTAAAGACGGAGACATAGGAGCAACAGGAGCAACAGGGGCGTTTCCCCGTGACAGAGGCGTATGGGCTTCCGGACAGACTTACGTCTGGAATGCGGATTACCGGGATAAGGTCATATATTTGATAGGGGGAGTTT